CGGGTCGAAAAGGAAACAGTAGGTTTCGTCTGGAAACGGACTACTTCCTACTGCACCTTAAAAGAGTGTAAGTAACCCTAGCTTCCAGCTAAGAAGGTCCTCAATGAGAACCGAGCAACGGCTAGGACGAACTCACTCTAGTAACTTAGTGAAGAACACTAGTTCCTCACTATTTTACTTGTCCTCCTGGAGCCTAGGCCCCATAGAGGACAATCTTATTAGGGATTTTAAGGAAAAGCTACCAAGAAAAGGTAGGATTCCCTAATCCTATTTCTACGACTCGGTCTTCACTAAGAAGACCGAGATCCTTCGGTATGAAGGTTCTCGTAATCTTCAAGTCAACAGGAGTGCGACTAGAGCCATCAAATGGCTCAAATGCCGCAAAATGTTGCTAGTACCGGAGATACAGAGCTCGTTAAGTCTTGGCCCTTTCTGGAAAGGACCTAGACTTATACCCTCGCTCAAACTTCATAAGATCGAGACGCTTAGACGATTCGACTACAACTCGGGCAGCGTCCCCCAGGGGGGTCCACCCGAATTGTTAGAGTCGATTAGTCTTCGCTCGAAGATTAAAATGAGGTTTGATTGAGTCTCTCTGATCATCTGTGAGGGTGTCGATGACATCATCAACATCCATAGCATAATCAGAAAGAAGCTCTAAATAAGTAAAGAAAGCATCTTCGGGCTCACAGGCTACTCCTCTTTCCGAAAGAAAGAGTTAATTGTAGCTTTATAGAACTCGATCTGCTAACAACTATTAGTAGTAATCGCCCTACTCTCTCGCAGAAATAACTCTGCGATACCAGAGCGGGACGATAGACCAATCTACTAAACCTAACGCGAAACCTCCCCATTGAGTCGGAAGACCCAAATGGAAGTCTCGTGGAAGGAACTTTCTTAGATTCCGAAAGAAATGAGTCCAGATCAAATCGTGCCTGAGCACGGGTGAATCTGCACACCATGTTAGCATTCGAGCTAACTACCAACACTTCCCAAGGGATGGGTTGGTATCCTAATCGGATTCTCTCTAATTCCCCTTTTACTCAGGCGATAAAAGTCTGAGTTTAGGGTAGTCAATCAACACTCCAAGAGGCTCTTTCTTACGAAAGTCGCCAAAAGGAGCTTTGACTAACATTTACTCGCAGAAGACTGCTCCAAACTTGAAGATTCCCCACTTTTCTGTGGAGATCTTCAAGGTAAACTTGGATGCATTATCTGTGAACTATTAAAGCCGGTCAAGCGACCCAACCAAGAGTTGGTCATCGCCAGCCGTCTAGAAAGGGTGCGCATATAAATTGCGCCCCTCTAGAGGTAGTCGACCAGCACAATCAATCATTTTGACAAGCAAGGTTAGTACAATCTTTGTACCAGGGTCTCCCATGAGAGACCCACGCCTTGTCTGCCAAACATCTTATTCCCCTTGTACCTCTCTTGGCGAGAGGAGAAGATCTATG